CTACAGCAGCTACAGCATCACAAATATCATCTTTATAACCAGATAATGCTTCTATATAATATCTTTTGCCTTTCCATTTCTTTTGTAAGAATAAAAATTGAATTTTAGCTTCTTGAATTTCATTAAGAGAAATTATTCTATTATCTGAATCGCAATAACTTCCACCAGAAAGATCATAAATATCAATTCTGTCATCCCTAATTAATTGTGAAAGTTCTGTGTATATTTTTTCTTTGTACTCTTTATTAAATTGTCTTTCTACAATTGGAATGCCAAAGCTCTGCAATTTTATAACTGATGATTGAGAGTTCCATTGATCAATAGAAACTTGTTTGAACTTAAATCTTCTGTGTAAATCAATAACATAATCTTCAACTTCTTTTTCTTTGACAGGTTGATTTTTTGTCATTGGATTCCAAAAATGAATATGATCAACTACAACTCTTTTAAGTGGAGTATGATCAGGACCAACAGTTCCATACATTATTTCTGTATGAGCGATAACTAAAGCATAATAATCTGAAGTTCTCGCAGGATCGAGATGGCAAAAATATTCAAAATGTCCTTCTGCTCTTTCTTTTCTTGGAACCATAGACATACTCTTAAACATATTTTCAATGTCTTCATTTACAAACATTGGATCAGATGAAGATGCGCCAAACTCTGCTCCATATTGCATTTGAAATTCTTGTGGATCTTTTTTCTTTTGACCATCTAACCATTCTTTGTCAATGTTTGGATTAGTAAGCCAAGTTGGTAATCTCATCACAAGCGTTGTAGGATCTTCTTGTCTATTTTCGTGTAAGTCATAAAGTAAACCAAGAGGGCCTTTAGGGTTGGAAAGAAGCATCATTTTGCCATCTTTACCAAACGTAGCTAGAGATGGCTTCAAATCATCATAAAGAGCGTAGTCAACACCAGATTCAGGGTTATCTCCTGCCATAGCTGCAACTTCGTCCATAATGATTGTCCAACAAGTTAAACCAACAAGACCTGAAGCATTACTAGAACCACATCTTAGTACCAAAGAACCTGCAAAAAGATTGATATTTTGCTCTTTTCTTCTTACATTCTCTTCTCGGTCGTGTTCAGTATAGAATCGCATTTCAAGCTCAGTATCTTTGCCGATATAAGGTGCAAAAAATGGAGAAGCTAAAACTGTTTGCTTGATTTTAGAGAAGATTGCTTTTTTAGCCTGTTCTTCATTACGAGCAACGTTAAGAATAACAACTTCATCAAATTCCATTAGGCCATATCTTGCTTGAGGATGACCCATTGAGATTAATCTATACAATTCATAAAGAGCCATAGCAGACACAAGGAATGACTTTCCTGAACGTCTACCAAGCACTAAAACTAATTCTTCAAATTTGTATCTTTTACTACATTTCTCTTGAACTTGCATTCTTAATTTTGGATCAAATTCTTCAGAATAAAGTAAATCAAACTCACTTTGAAAACCATCAATGATTGGTCTAGCTTCTAATATTTTTACTTGTCTTTCAGCATCTGGGTTTGTAGCTTCATCTTTGGCAAATTTATATCTTTCTTGTCTTACATCATTGTTTAGACGCTTACATTGCAAACAAGGAGAATTAACAACATTAAAGATTGTTTTAAATTGTCTGTTTTCTGAACGAGCTTTTAAGAATTCATTCTCATTCTTTTGAACATAATCCCAAACACATCCCTTGCAATCTTCTTCTTCAGGCACATCATTAATTTCAATGTTTGTATTGCCTTCTTGGCCCATATAAAAACACTTAAGAATAAGTTTTTGCCAGGGATAAGGTTTTAAGTTACAAAAGTATGGATGTTCAATAAAAGTTATAATGTCAACAATTTGATCAGGATTAAATCTATCTTTAGCTGGTTTAAGCGGAGGGGCTACTTCTGATCGTGTAGAGGGAGCAATTTCATCAACAAAATCTTCAGCATATTCAGTGCCCTTAAATAATTCTGTTACTGTATTGGCTTGTTGAAGTAATTGGTTTCTTAATTCTGTTGGAGATTTAGGAACTTGTGTTTGTTTTCTCATTAATTATCTTGTTGGATCTTTTCTCTCAAAGCAACAATTTCTTCTCTGATAATTCTTTTATCATTTTCAGAATCCATTTTTTCGTGCAATTTTGCTAAGATTTCAAAAATGTTAATATTGTAAATACCTTGATTATCTCTAACTTCTTTTAAATGTAAGATTTTAGAAATTAACTTTTCTACCATTGCTGCTCTTTTTAATTTCATATCATTATTTTTAGAGCAGTCAATACCTCTTACGTCGTCAAGCTCTACAAGTAATGCAGTTAAGGCAAGATGATGTTCACGAAAAATCCAAGGAGCAATGAGTTCTTCCCTTTGCTCGTAATTCTTAAGACCTGAAGTTGAGATTTTTTTGAAATCACAGTGTTGTTCCATATGAGTATTAATCTGCATCCAGTTCATCTGTGC